CCCCCCCCACCCAACCCCCCCCCCCCGCTTTTTTTTATTCAATCAGATGACTGCATCCTATATTTTCTCGTGTGAATGTATTTAAGACTTGTTCTCTTCCTATCTACCGCATGGGATATCTCCACGGCTTCTTACGATAGTGTGAGTTTTAGTTTTGCAGGCAGGACGCTGACCCTACCGGGCTGTTTTTCAACCCGAGCGGAACGGTAATGTTTCTTAACGGAAAGATTGGGGATAATTGTTACCAATACCCCCTCTCCACAGCTTGGGATATCTCCACAGCATCATACGATAGTGTGAGTTTGAACCTTAGCCCACAGGGGCCGGGGCCGGAAGGTTTATTTTTTAAGCCGGACGGGAAGGCGCTGTACGTTCTAGATGCGAACACGGACAAGGTTTTTCAATATGATTTGTGAGGAGGAAATTGACTTGGACACAAAATACCCGGAAACGCTCAGTGAAATATTTGATACGGAAACAGGTTCAGACTTTATGACCCCGGAGTATACCACTGACCCGATTATACAAAAATTGTTGAGAGAGCAGGAAGAGATGAACCGGTTCAGAGATATTTGCAACCTGGGAATATCTTATGGCCTTTACCATAACGGGTAAGTGGAATTTCTATTTTTTCTACATCATTGCATTCAGGTGATGGCATATTTTTAAAATATTATTCTGTCAATCCGTATGGGTTCGACGATTAACAAACTTTTAATGATCGAATTATGAAAATTATTGACTGGTTCAAAAATGTCCAGAAAAAAGAAAGTGCGGTCACCCGAGCCATGACTTTATGGTTGCCAGCAGGGCAGGGGGTTTCCAGTAAAACCGATTATGCTTCCCTGGCAAAAGAAGGGTTTACGCAGAACAGCGTTGTGTTTTCCTGCATCAAGGAGATCGCCTCGGCCAGCGCAGGTGTGCCCTGGCTTTTGTTTCGCCAACTGCCAGATGGGACGCGCCAAGAGGTTTTGCGGCATCCTTTGTTGGATTTAATCGCCAGGCCCAACCCGCTTCAGGGAAAATTTGAGTTGATTGAGTCGTTAGTTTGCCATCTTTATCTTTCTGGCAATACTTATATAGAGTGTGTCGGCCCGCCGGGAGGAGCCTCTTTTTCGGACAGTTCTCCGAAAGAACTTTATGTTCTGCGACCGGATCGTATGAAGGTCATTCCTGATCCGGTTCATTATGTTGGAGGTTATGAATACACGGTATCAGGCCGTAAATTGGAATTTCCCCGTGACCGCATTTTACATTTGAAATTATTTAACCCTCTCGATGATTGGTATGGTTTATCGCCTGTCCAGGTCGCGGCGTTGGCCATCGATAAACTCAATGCCGGGGATAAGTGGAATGCCGCCCTATTGCAGAATGCGGCGGTTCCTTCTGGTGCGCTGACTTGCAAGCAACGTTTGACCGATGAACAGTTTGACCGTTTGAAAACCGAAATGCGGCGGCAGATTCAGGGAGTCAGCAATGCCCGCGAACCCATTCTTTTGGAGCAGGATCTGGAATGGAAAGAGTTGGGAATTTCTCCCAAGGATATGGACTGGATTGAAGGTTTAAAAATGAGCGCATTGCAGGTAGCACAAGTGTTTAATGTTCCGCCGGAACTGGTGGGGCTGGGTCCTGCAACTTACCAGAACCGGAAGGAAGCGCGCAAAGCTTTGTACACCGAGGTGGTCTTGCCATTTCTTAGTCGGCTTCGCGATGGTCTTAATAACTGGTTGGTACCGCGCTTTGGCGAAAATCTGCTTTTGGATTACGACAAGGATGGCATTGAGGCATTGTCAGAAGATCAGGAAGCGTTATGGAATCGTGTGAACCAAAGTGAAATTTTAACGGTAAACGAAAAGCGCCGCATGGTTGGATTCGATGATGTGCCTGGCGGAGATGTGCTTTTGTTAAACCGTGATGTCAACCCAAGTTCTGAAAGTGAATCATAATGAAAGAAATTAAATCGTTTCCTTTTAAACTTGCCACGCTTAGCGATGCCGGGAAGTTCTCCGGTTATGCTTCCACTTTCGGGTCTGTTGATCTGGGTGGGGATGTGGTGGAAAAGGGAGCTTATAAGAAAACCCTGAAGGAAAGTCAGGGGCGCATTCCCATTCTAGACCATCATGACCCCACCCGGCAGATTGGCTGGAATGTCGAGGCGCATGAAGATGAGCGCGGTTTATTTGTGCGCGGGTTGCTCGATCTCAATGTTCGTGCCGCACAGGAACGCCATAGCCTCATGAAAATGGCGCAGAGCATCGGTGGGCGTACAGGACTTTCTATCGGGTTCCGCACGATCAAGGAAGAACCGGATCGGACGCGTCCTGGAGTTCGCCGGTTAAAGGAAGTCCAACTTATGGAATATAGCATCGTCACCTTTCCGATGAACCTGCAGGCGGGAGTGGTCAGCGTGAAGGCAAAGGAACAACTTATCGATCAGTTTCTACAAAATGCCGTGGGGTTGGATGAGAAGCAGGCCCGACGGGCAATCTATAATTTAAAATCACTCCTATCTAAAAGTTGTGAGCCGGGCATTGCCCACTCGGGCAGATTGGAAATGGGAGCCGACTCTCCGGTGAAAAATTGGGAGCCCCTGCGGCTTTCCCTGTGCCGGCTTTTAAGCAGTATAAAAGGGAGCTGAAAACCCCCAAAATCGTTAATTTTCGACCCTCCTCAGGCCAAATTATATCGAGTTTGTTCCTTATTATATAGGGAACTATCGAAAGGGCTTAAGCGGGGGTCTTTTTTATTCAAGGAGATTGAAAAATGGAAGAAATTAAACAGCTCGTTGAGGAGCTCAACCAGGCGTTTATGGAACATAAGGTCAAAAACGACCAGCGCTTGACAGAAATTCAGAAAAGAGGTTATGCCGACCCGATTCTCGAAGAGCAGGTTGACCGTGTGGCAAAAGAGATCCAAAACCTGAGCGAAGTTAAAGAACGACTCGAACGGGTGGAAACTAAACTTGAGCGGCCGGCTTTAGGCAGATATGCGGACGAGAAGGCAGATCCTATTGCCCTGGACAGAAAAGAGGCGGTGATTCATTACCTCAGAAAAGGGGAAGGATTTTTAACTCCGCAGGAAATAAAACTTCTGGCGACCGACAGCGACCCGGACGGCGGGTATTGGATGACTTCGGAAATATCTGACCGGGCCATTGAGAAAGTTTATGAAACTTCACCCATGCGCCATATTGCCACGGTCGAAACAATCTCAACGGATGCTCTGGAAATTCCGGAAGACCTTAACGAAGCGGATAGCGGATGGACAGCGGAGCGATCAGCCCGTACTGAAACCAGCACTCCGCAGATTGGCGTGCGTAGAATTCCCGTTCATGAACTTTATGCAATGCCTAAAGCAACGCAGACACTGCTGGATGATTCGCGTATTGATGTGGAGTCCTGGTTATCGATGAAAATCGCCGACAAGATGGCACGCATAGAAAACTCCGCGTTCATCAATGGAGACGGTACCGGAAAAGCACGCGGCATACTGACTTATGGCGCAGGCGCGACGAACCCCGGTCAGGTGCAACAGGTCAATTCCGGAAATGCCAGCGCATTGACCGCCGATGGCCTGCGTGCATTATTTTACGTCCTGAAAGGTCCTTATATTCCTAACGCCAGATGGTTGATGTCACGCAGTGCTATTGAAGAAGTTTCCAAGCTGAAAGATTCTTCGGGTGCGTATCTCTGGCAACCGGGGTTTCAGGAAGGCGAACCGCAAACTCTGCTCGGTCACCCGATAGAGCGCATGGAAGATATGCCGCAAGTGGCGGCCAATTCCCTGTCTGTGGCTTTTGGGGATATCAAGCAGGCTTATACCATTGTAGATCGAATGGGTCTTAGGGTTCTGCGCGATCCTTTCAGCTCCAAACCTTTTGTATTGTTTTATACCACCAAGCGCACCGGTGGCGATGTGACGAATTTTGAAGCCTTCGCTATCCAAAAAACTGCCGCATAACCGCTGGGGGTAATAAAAAAACTCCCTCAGCCCCTCTCCCCTGGAGGGAGAGGCTGGGTGAGGGGGGACTTGATTTAACTCTTTTCGGAGAAAATAATGAAAGACCTTAAAAATAATATAGATGTAGTCAACTCCATTGACCCGGATGATTACATAGCAAGCGTTAACGGGCTGGGTATCGATCTTCAAGGTTTCGAAGGTTCTGCCATGGTCTTCAGTGTGGGTACGGTGACAGATGGAACCCATAGCCCGAAGATCCAGGAATCGGATGATGACTCGATTTGGAATGACGTGGCATCGGCAGACCAGGAAGGATCTTTATCTGATTTTGTCTCGGACACCAATCAACGTGTTGGGTATAAAGGCGTAAAACGTTATTTGCGTGCGGTGCTTACTATTTCTGGTGCGACTACGGGTGCTCAGGTGGCTAGTCTGGTATTGAGAGGAATCCCGCATCGGGCACCTGTCAACTGATCAATCATTCATCTCCCTTTCCCTTCTTTGAGAGGGGAGGGGGATTTTTTTTGGAAATACTTTATGAAAATCAAAATGCTTAACACCCGGCAAGGGTCTCCAGATGGAATCAGCGTCAACACTTATACGCGTGGTGAAACAGCGGAGGTTCCAGATGAATTGGCGCGTATTTTTATTGGGCAACGCTGGGCACGCAAGGTCACAACAAAAGGCGTGAAAGACCGGGGAAAATCTCCCGAAAATAAAAATAAATAATCATCGGAAAATAAAATGGCCTTAATAATAAAAACACCCCCTGCTTTAGAACCGGTTTCTTTGACCGAAGCCAAGAGTTTTTTGCGTATCACCGATGGCGATGATGATGCTTTGATCGGTTCCATGGTCACAGCCATTCGCCAAAAAGCGGAATTCTGGACACGCCGTTCTTTCATTACCCAGACCTGGACTTTGTGGCTGGATTCGGTGCCGGAAGGTTTTAATATCACGGTTCCGCTTTCGCCTTTGCAGTCTATAACTCATATCAAATCCTATGATTCGGTCAATGTGGCCAGTATTTTTGATTCCAGTTATTATTTTGTCGATACCGTATCCGGGCGTATTGCCTTGAACGAAGGTCAGGCGTGGCCCACTGTTTTGCGACGGATCAATGTTCTGGAGATCGAGTTCGTGGCGGGTTTCGGCGATGCATCCAGTGTCCCGGAATCGATCAAACAGGGAATTCTGCAATGGCTCAAACTGTTGTTTGCCAACAAATCCAAACTTTATGAATCGGATGAATCAACGTCTGGGCTTTTAGAGTTGAACCGTTTACCCATTCCACCTGCCGTGATGGTTCTGTGGGAACCTTATAAAGTGTTCAAAATTTAATATTATGACTATTTCTGTTCGTTTTGATTCGTTTAAAAAAATAAAAGAACATTTTCTGCGTTTGTCTCAAGGTATGAAAGAGGCAACACGCGATACTGCAAAGACGTTAATAGTTCGCGCCGAACGGCTGGCAAAGGAAAGAATCAAATCCCCATCCCGAAAACCCAATATGGGCAAAGGAAATTATTTTCGCTCTATTAGATCTGATTTTATTGCGGGGGACGGTTCGTTTACCGGCAAGCTTAAAAGCAACTCGCCTGTGGCGGGAATTTTGGAGTTTGGCAGTCGTCCGCATATCATCCGGGGCAATAAACTTTTGTTCTGGCCGGGAGCAAAACACCCGACTAAAGAAGTCAAGCACCCCGGCACTCCGGCATTCCGGGTCCTGGGTGACGCGACCGAGGAGGCGGTTGTAGACATGGATAAAGTTTTTGCCGCCGCTATAAAGCGAAAACTTTTTTAACTTCCCCCCTGACAAGGGGGGATTGAGGGGGGTTAATACTGAACCCCATATATCGAAGTTAATCCTTAAACCTGGAGGCAGATATGGCAATCAACGTCAAACCGAAAAATCTGGAACTGCATATGCCGGTGGGTGACAACACGCTGGTTCTTGTTTTACGCCCTTGCAAAACGGAAGAAGTATTTCAATATTTTCAAAAAATGCGGGAAATTGATGACGAGAATATGTATGACGCTTCTTTTCATGGTTTTCGTTTTGATTTTATTGATGCGCTTTTAGTCGATATCAAAGCTTTGGATGCAGATGGGAATGAAGAAAGGGTGGTTTATTCCGACCCTGAAACCGGGGAGGATAAACCGCTCACGCCTAAAATTCCTGACTGGACAAAATATATCGATGAATTGCATAAATTACGCGCCGCAACGCAGTTGGAGCAAAACTATTTGATGATGGAATCAGCAAAGCTAAAAAACTGATCGGCTATTTCCAGGATGATGTGCCGGGGCTGGAAGTAGAGTACCAGAAGTTTTTAAAGCGGGTTCATGAAGAAACAGAAAACCCGGAGTGGAATATCAAAAATCACCCGGCACATAAAATTCTCAACCGTTACCAAAAGGGGTTTGGCAAATGGGTGGCGCATCTGGAAAACCTGCTACTGCTGAAACAGGGGGGATATCGGTTAGAAAATAATGACCTCAGCCTCACCGAATGGAAAGCCCTGGCCCTTCTTGAGCAAATTCAAGCTACCCGCCATGGGGGTAGCGAGCAATGAGCCTGCTGGGCTTGAATTTTTATATTTTTCTCCGAATAGGTACGCCGCAATGGGGACAAGTTAATGTCTTGTCGCTGATTTGTTGATCGCATTACGGGCAGGGAAATAAAGCCATTTAAAAAAACCTTCTTTAAGGTGCGTGAATAAGTCTCTGTGGCAACATTTAACGACTCACTTGAAAAGATCGGTTATTGCCTTGAACAAAATCCAAAATATAATGGCTAAGTTAATAAAAACTACTACTACGACCAAAATTTTAAACCCTATTGATAGCGGAGAACTTTCCTTAAACCACTCGTTATATATAATTAGTAATGTTCCCGTTACAATTATGTTACCAATTAAAATGTTTTCTCTAAGTTTCTTCTGCCGACTGGGTGTTTTTGTTCCACAATTCAAACAAATTTCAGCTGTCTCCCCAACGTCTTTTCCACAATTTCTATACGGGACTAGCATCAATTCGTCCTTTAAGTGTGATTAAAAATCATATTCTAACATTAAATTTGTTATGGCAAATTTATACTTTTTGGGATTATTAATATGGCCAGTCCAGTTAATGTGAGCGCAAAAATATCAGTGGGCTTTGAAGATCAGTTCAGCGTACAAGCTTGGAAGGCTATAAAAACCTGAGCGAAGGCGTAGGTTTAGCGGGTTAAATAGCTAATATTTGATTTAGTCTTAAGGGCCATATTTTGCAAATAAAATAAAAAATATGACACCACCAATTACTGTTAAGACACCACGAAGAAGTACATTGTTTGGGTCATGTGCCCCGCAATGGGGGCAACTTAAAGCGGTTTTTGCGATTTTACTTTCGCATGTTTTGCATGGCACCAACATTGTTCATTTTCCCAAATATAATTATTGATTATCTTAACATTAAATTTGTTTTTGCAAACTCACTTGAACTGGTCAGTTATTGCTTTGTAAATAAGCCAAATTAAAATGGCTATGCAAATAAAACCAATTGCAAAGACCATAAATTGAAACCACTCTGGTAGGGGAGGGTCTTTTTTAAACCAATCATCATATTTAACAACTAGCACAATCATGATGACTATAATGCCAATATTAATGTTATCTCGAAGTTTGTTTTTTCTGTTGGGAATTTTTGTTCCACAATTAAAGCAAATTTCAGCGGTCTCGCCGACTTCTTTTCCACAATTTCTACAGGGGACAAGCATAATTCCGTCCTCAAACAGTAAAAATATATTTTAACATTTAATTTGCCATGGCAAATTTATACTTTTCGGGATTATTAATATGGCCAGTCCAGTAAACGTAACCGCAAAAATAATAGTTGGTTTTGAAGATCAGTTCAGCACCGAAGCCTGTCAGGCGTTTGAAACGGTTAAACAATGCGCTGAAGATGCTTTTAAAGTTATGGGGTCGTTCCCGAAATCTCTGGCTCCCGGTGGTTTTCAGGGTGACATTGATTTGTTTTCGAAATCGGTGGAGAAATTTGAGAGTTCTATCAATCGTATGAATGAGGGTCTGGCAAAAAGTCAGGAAGAAGTGAATAACTTTGGTGATTCGCTTGAGAGTCCGGGAAAACTTGTGGGGGAATTTTGGGAAAGTATGAAACAAGAGGATATCGTTTCGGAGATCGCTTTCATACTTGGTATCTTTATCGTAATGGCTGAATTATTCAGGAATGCAAAAGGCCAACGTGGCAGGATAAATTATCAATTGAATATGCCAGATTTTAAAAGCATATAAATTCCAAAGAAAAAAAGAACAATTCTAATTTTGAAATTAAATAAATTATTGAGTTTTTCTAACCAAGTTATTTCCCATCGCTCTTTTCTAATTAATACAGGTGCCCCGCAGTTGGTACAGGATAATGCCTTGTCGCTGATTTGCTTTTGACACTCCAGACAGAGAAAGAGAGCCATTTAAAAACTCCTAATATGATTTGGTGAGATAATTAAAGTGTTAAGGATTTTTTATAAGTAAAACTTGAGTTTTTCGATTAAATTATTTTCGATAAAATAATGAGAACAACTACTATGAAAATTATAGACCAAATAAATTGCATTATGCTATTTGGGTCCGTATCGCCACAATGGGGACATTTAAAGGCATTTTTTGCGATTGCGTGTCCACATGATTCACAAGGCACTAGCATCATTTAATCCTTAAAAATTAACTATAAATTATTCTAACATTAAATTTGCTATGGCAAATTTATACTTTTTCGGGATTATTAATATGGTCAGTCCAGTTAATGTAAGTACAAAAATATCAGTTGGTTTTGAAGACCAGTTCAGCGCGCAAGCCTGCCAGGCGTTTGAAGCGGTAAAAAAATGCGCTGAGGATGCTTTTAAGGTTATGGGCTCGTTTCCCAAATCTCTGGCTCCGGGTGGTTTTCAGGGTGATGTGGCGTTATTTTCGCAATCGGTGGAGAAATTCGAGAGCTCCATCAATCGTATGAATGAGGGCCTGATAGGAAGCCGGAAAGAAGTCATTCGGTTTGGTGATTCGCTCGAAAACCCTGGAAAGTTTGTGAATGGCTTTTTGGAAAGCATGAAACAGGAGGACACCTTTAAGGTTACTACCAACATCGCCGACTTAACTATTGCGTTAACTGGCTTAGGTGTTGTGGCATTAGCAACAAAATCTCCATTAATTGCGCTTGGTGCGATTTTTGGAACCATAGGTCTAGGTGGTGCATTTTTGGTGTCGTTGTTGAACGATATAGAGGAATCCCTGCGCGGGTTGGATGGGCAAAAATTAATTGAACCAAAAATCTCCGAGAATTCCATTCTTCAACTGGAAAGATTTTCTTCTTCGCTGAAACCTTTGGTCAATATGGGTGATTTCCAGTTTAAAGTCGGTTTGCAGGATGATGCCACAGCAAGCGGTGCCAAAATCCGCCAACAACTCGAAGAAATGTTCAAACCGGTCATCACACAGACAATAACCACCGAACGTGTGGATAATGTTATGACTTTACGCAAGTCATTTGGCAGCGATTCCTTTTTTGATGG